GAACATCAATGATAACTTTAGATGCTGAATTCCCTAGATTAAGTATTCAGTTATTTTTTAACAAATATTGAAATTAATTATTTTTAATTTTTTCAAGTGTATGTAATTTTTCTTTGACCCTGGCTGATGTTAGAGTTTTTTCTAAGCCTGGGTGTAGTGGTTTAGGTAAAACTTCCAATGTAACCCAGCAATAGCCTTTATGTTCTTGATTTAAGTAAGGTATAAATTCTTCGTCTACTTGAATCAAGAATGTGTGATACACAAAAATACCACTATCACTGGTATATTGATCTATTGGAATTATCTTGGCATCGGCTACATGTCCTCCTAACTCCTCACTAATTTCTCTAATTAAACCATTTTGAATAGATTCATCTGCTTCTATTTTACCACCAACTAGACCCCATGTATTTGGAAATTTACCCGAATTTCTTAACAAGAACAAATATCTACGTGAAGAATGTGCATAAATTAGAGCACCACAACCGCGTTTTATATTATTAATTGCCATTTTCCTGCTGGATAATATCCCTCATAACTCTTAGTCCATTTAGTAGCATCCCATTTGTACTGTATACCAGTTGTTAAATTTGTTACATACTGTGCCACAATTTCATTTCTACTATCAAAAACAACTGCCCAGTGTTGGCCTGTAAATTCTATAATGTCATTTTTATATGCCTCTAATGGTGTATCGTCTATGCCCGTCCAATTATAGTACGGTACTACATTCGAATCAAGTACATAATCATTAACTAAAAGATAACGTGTGCCTACCGCAAGATCCTGAAGTGAATAATTAGGACGACTAGTCACCGGATCTATAATTGCATTTATTGGTGGTAGTGTGTTTGTGGGTAAAGAATCAATATCAGGCGACCATAATAATACGGTATCATCTATCGGACTGTATGCGACTGTCCCAACAATTAAAGTTTCATCTTCCAGTTCCAATTTAACAGTACTTGATCCATTAACTAAATTGCCATAAATGTTTACAATATTACGCCAAGGTTCGTCAGCGCCATTTTTTCTAGTAAAATCGGTAAATACTATCTTATCACCTATATTACCAGTGATGACGTTACTGGTAATTACAGTGTCACCACTTACTGAAATAACAGCACAATTCGATACAGGTTGAATTGTATTGGATGTTATACTCGTTATACTTAAATTACTCACAATCATTGACGGTTTAATACCATCTGCATCAGTCAAGTATACGGTAGTATTTGCCGATATATTCCCTGCCAATTCTTTCACTATTTGAGTACCAAATTTATCATCAACTGATTGATTACTTGCAACTAATCTAAGTTGATTATCAAGTAGTATTACACCATACTGTAATGGAGTAATATATTGTTTGCTTAGTAGATTTGCATCATTGTAAATAGCGTCATCTAAATTACCGTTAGCATCAAAAACATTTGCGATAATTTTTTGTATAACGCCTAGCTTTTTTACTAATGCTGGAGCACTAATGAAAATTGGCAATTCAAATGTAAGCGTTGCTATATCAATATCTATGCCCGAACCCACTGGTATTGTTCTTGAACTCCAATTAGTTTGTGTTAATAAAACGTAGGTAATACTGGTCCAATCAATATAGTTATCGGTAGATTGAATTTCTAAAGCTGGATTAAATAGCGTACTGATTTGTTCTATAATTTGTAATTTTTGTTCAGTATTGCTAGTCCATATATCTAATTTTAAGGTTAGTTTATATGGCACAGGCATTAATCTTTCTACTGTTAACACATCGCCTTGAGTTGTTGAATAATTACCAGTCGCTGGATTGAAGTATCTTTCACGTACATTTAATTTGCCAACATAGGTTGGGTTCTGTACTCTTTCACGATCATATGAAAGATCGCTTATATAAACTGCCATACAAGGAGTAGAATTTAATGTACTTTCGCTGTTTTGTTGAATAACACTGGCTACTTGTCTACTACTATCTCCGTATATTACGGGTACACGTTGAAGTGCAATAATACCATTTCTGTCCTTGCCAAACTGTACCTGAAAATTGCTTATCATTCTTATAAATTGAATGATATAGCGGCGTATTTGTTGGTCATAAAAAAATTGCTGTAATTGCATGATTAACTGTCTGCCTTAGGTGTTAAAGCTTTGCTTAGGCTTTGTCTCGATGGTAATGTTTGTCCACTGTCATCAACGTAAGTATCAGTGTTATTTACGAATATACTACGTTGTGTTTTATTATTTGGGCCAGGTGTGAGATTTGTACGAACACTGTCCTCGATTTTTATCCATCTAACATCATCATATCTAAACAGTCGATTAGGCACATAGTCTGTTCTTAAAAAATAATCTCCTATTTCTGGGTTTGTAGGGAACGATGTACCAACACCAACCGGCCAGCCATTCGGTGCAGCACCATCACCGCCCAAGTATGCTGGTATATTTGTATCGGGTGTGGTTGCGGCAACCGCTGCGAAGTTTCTAGTTGAATTTACTCTTAGATTCATATTATTTGCCTGTATCCCTGTTGGATCACCTGGTGAACCATCAGGGTTCAATGGCAGAACGTATAGCTCATCAACATTCGTACCACTTTTTACTACATCTATTTCTGCCTGTTCGATAATAGCATCGTTTATTTCTAGGAATTTGTCTAACGTGCTTAGATAATCGCTAAACGGCGTAGAATTACCATTAAGAGTTTGATTTGATATTTGATTCAATATGTCTTTATATTCTTGACTATCTACTAATGGATTTAGTTTGACGCGAGATAGGTGCGGCCACCAAGTTTGACTAAATCCTTCGGCAGCAAAAGTTACTTCCTCAACGACATAATATCTTTTTAGTATGTTTGGTATATCATTATTTAATGGATAATAATCTTTTTTATGCTGTAGTTCTACAACGTCACCGCTTATGATTTTTCTACCAAGATAAGCAACAGTATCTGTTAAATGAAAAGTCATGTAAATCGTGTCAGCACTCATGAAAATACCGAACTGACTAAGATTAAAATCGTTATCATTTACTGTATAAATGCCTCTTAATGTATAAACACTGGTATCATATTTTCTATCTCTGTTTTCTAGGAATAATAAATCTTGAATGTTCGTTGCACTTTGATTTAAATAGTTTGGTTTACTAGCGTCTTTCCAAAAGATATTTAAAGATTGGCCAGAAGATACGGTGCTAGTGACGTTGGATGTTAATGTAATAGAATTTGCTGATACGTTTGTGCTGAATATTACTGTATTTGCATTAATACCTGCACCATTTACTGTTTGACCGACTTCCAATGAAGCTACATTACTTAAAAATAATGTATTTCCACTACTGACTGTGGTAGTTGTGGTATAAGTATTAGATTGATTTATTGGACCTAAATATTTGTGTAGTAGAACACCAGTACCACCTAAGGTAAATTGTTCTGAAATTAATTTGTCAAAATAGCGATAGTCATTGGTATGTTGACCATTTTTCCAAAGTGATAAACGTGGCACGATTTGTATCCTTGAGTCTGTTGTATTTATGAAAAATGTGTTGACAAAAATTATGACATGCGTTAAGATATGTACTTCTTCGTTAGGAAAGGTTAATTCATGGCAGTTGTTGCTGGTATCAAAGTAAAATCCAAGACTCCTAAGTCAAAAAATCCTGCATTTTTTGACGAAAAGTACACGGGTTCTGAACCCCAGTGGACCAGTGATGCTATCAACTGGGAAGATGACAAGTTTGATTCTCATCTCCGTAGATCCTTCTATTACTACAATTATTACTACACCGTTAAATCTAGTCGAAAGCATCTTAACGACTGGGTTAAGAAGTGTGGTGCCTTCTCGAAGGAGGAAAGTAAGTCTTTTGACAAGATTTCTGACAAGCATGTGCCAATGACCGCGTGTAGTCTTATTATGGCACACAATGTTGGCATGCCTCTGAAAGAACGTCATGTAGAATTTCTTAGTTCTACGGTAAAAACCTTGCTTTCAAAGCATCGTGATGATTCCAACGAGTCAGACGAAGAACAAGTACAGGAGCCGGTAATTAAAGTTTCTATTCAGGATCGTCTGGCTGAAAAAACTTCAGAAAATATTGGCGACCTTGAAGGTCAGTTTGATAACGTGGTGCAAAACGTTAAGGCAGAATTTAAGCCGCACGATTTTTTTGTGGCAAGAAATGTGCCTCAAGCACAACTTACCAAGTATGAACGTGTTTTTGAGCGAAAGCGTGATGAACTGATTGCAGCACAATCTAAGCAAGATGCTCAATTGACAGAAGCATATAAACATTACAAAGCAACGGATTTTAAGCGAATCATCGGCTGGATTGACAATCTTCTTGCCGCGATTGGACAGTATCGTGGTGTCAAACAGGCTACAAAGAAAGCAAGGACCAAAAAAGTTCCAAGCAAAATGAAGCTTATTTCTAAGTTGAAGTATGCTGCGGAAAACAAGGAACTAAAGATCGTCAGTATTAATCCTACCGATATTATCGGCGCTACGGAATTGTGGGTTTATAACTCAAAAACTAGAAAACTTGGCAAATATGTGGCACAAGAGTTTAAAACTCTGAGTATCAAGGGAAGTTCAATCGAAAACTTCGATGAATCTAAGAGTGTAAACAAAACGATTCGTAATCCTGAAGAAAAGCTTAAAGAATTTGCCAAAGCTGGCAAAGTCCAATTGCGAAAATTTCTGACAGAAATCAAAGCAGTTGAAAGTAGGATGAATGGAAGAATTAACGCTGACATTCTTCTGCTAAAGGTATCTTGATATTAAAATCCCGATGACATAAATATTGTTATCGGGATTTTTTTATGACCACAGTAACCATACAACCAAATTTACAAAATGATTTATCACTAAGAACACAGAATCTTGGTGGGCCTGGGCCTATCAGTCAGTCTAGTGCTATTGACGCGGCAGGTAATATTCAAACGTTAAATCAACTACGCAATGAGATGGTTGATTACATGCGACTGCGTTTAGCGGATCAGATTGTTGACGTTGAATTAGACAAAGAACATTATGATTTGGCAATTAAACAAGCTCTGATCAAGTACCGTCAAAAAGCAGCCAACGCGGTAGAGGAAAGTTATGCATTTTTGGACTTATTGCCAGAAGTTCAAGAATATATATTGCCTAACTACATCATGGATGTCAGACAGATATTCAGAAGAGGTATAGGCAGCACAACAGGTACCACAGCCAGTCAGTTTGAGCCATTCGCCAGTGGATATCTCAACACCTATATGTTGGTTGCTGGTAGAGTTGGTGGCTTGTTGAATTATGAACTGTTCACACAGTATCAAGAACTAGCTATGACTATGTTTGGTGGCTACATGAATTTCGTATTCAATCGTGTCACCAAAAAACTTACATTAGTTCGTAAGATGCCAGACTATGGACATACATATTTCTCGATTAATAGTTTGACTAGTGCAGGAACAACAACAAATTCTGTTATAACAATTAGATTGAATAATCCTATAACTATAGCGGCAAATAACAGTTTGTACATAGAAAATTGTCCAGTGTCTGGTTATAGTGGCCAATACATTGTTAATTCTGTCGATAGCACAGGAACAATTATTACTATAACTGCCAATCAGAGTTTAGGTGCTAC